GGAGATATGAGCATGGTGAACATGGCAGTAAATGGATTGGCAGCAAGGTATCGCTCTGAAGTTGGAACCGAGCCTCAACTTATTCAAGGTGAGACTACAGGAAACTCAGGCGGTTCGTTTAATAGTGCTGCGGAACTGACAGCAGCAATGCGTGATCCAAGATACCAAAACGATCCTGCCTACCGACAGAGCGTAGCACAGAAATTGTCACGCTCTAACGTGTTCTAAAGTTTTATGTCTTTTTTATATACGAAGCAAATACTATTACAGAATGATTACCTTTGGCCTCTGCGGAGACAACCCAAGCGAAAAGGATGTGATGTTTAAGCTGAGTAGAACAACCCAAACTCAAATTAAATATTACTAAAAGGTAAATTAAAATGGCATTTCCACAAAACCAAACTGTATCCCGTCTGGGTCAGGTTAATGGCGCAGGTGATGATCGTGCGTTATTTCTTAAATTATATGCTGGTGAAGTTCTTACTGCTTTTGAAGAGAAGAATATCTTCATGGGCCTACACCGCACCCGTACTATTGCTAGCGGTAAGTCTGCCCAGTTCCCACTGACAGGCGTTGCTTCTGCAAAATATCACACTCCAGGTGAACTTATCGAATCTGATAAGATCAACCATGGTGAGCGTACTGTTACTGTTGATGACTTGCTAATCTCTAGCCAGTTCATTGCTTCTATTGACGAAGCTATCAACCACTACGATGTACGTTCTATCTACTCCAAAGAAGCTGGTAACGCATTGGCTAACACTGCCGATAAGAATATCTCTCGCGTTATCGCTAAAGCTGCTTTGATCAATGACGCTTCTGAAGCTGCTGCTGCTTTTGGCGCTTCTTTCGCTGACGAAGTTTACACCAGCAACGTAACCATTGGCTCTGTAGCCTCTGATGCTACTGTTGGTGCTGAGATCGTCCGTTCTATCTATGCTGCTCTTGAAGAGTTCGATAGCAAAGACGTGACTGGCGATAAGGTGTGTGTACTACCACCTGCTCAATACTACGCTTTGCTAAATGCTACTGACGTTACTTCTGCCACTTGGTTGAACAAAGACGTTGGCGGTGCTGGCTCTGTATCTGGCGGTGTTGTTCCTCAAGTTGGTGGTGTTAGCATCTTTATGTCTAACAACATTCCAGGAACTGACGAAAGCTCTACTGGTGCAACTCCTGCTCCTCTAACTTCTTCTCGCTCTGGCGCTTACACTGGCGACTTCTCTGGCGTGAAAGGTTTGATCTTCTCTCAAGATGCTGCTGCAACTGTTAAGTTGCTAGATCTTGGTGTTGAGTCTGAGTACCAGATTGATCGTCAAGGCACTATCATGGTTGCTAAGTACGCAATGGGCCACAACGTCCTACGTCCTGCTTGTGCAATCGCTTTGGTTTCAGCCTAAGCTTAAATTTAAGGGTTACCTTCGGGTAGCCCTTTTTTTGTTTTGGAGGAAGTATGGCAAGTCCAAGAAAAGGTAAAGCTAAACTTAAAATCACAGCGAGTGGTAAACGTGTAAGTTATGGACAAGCAGGCAAGTCAAAAGATGGCGGCCCTCGTGTACGTCCAGGAACTAGTAAAGGCGACAGTTACTGCGCTCGTTCTGCTGCACAGCTAAAGATCCACAAGAAAGCAGCCTCAAACCCTAACTCTCCCTTACGACTTTCTCGTAAGAGGTGGAAATGTTCTGGGTCTAAATCAAGACGTTAATAGGAACTATTATGACACCCACTACCAAGTTAGAGGCAATTAATATCATGTTATCGACTATCGGGGAAACACCCGTAAATAGCCTATCTTCTGGCTTGGTCGATGCAGAACTAGCTGAGACAATCTTAGAAAACATAAGTAAGTCCGTACAAGCAGAAGGATGGAACTTCAATCGTGAAGATAAGTTTAGTGTTTCTCCTACTGTTGCTGGTGAGATTGTTGTCCCACTAAACACATTACGAGCAGATGCTTCACTAGTAACAAACAGTAAAGACTTAGTTCAGCGTGGCTCAAAAATGTATGACAAGAAAAACCATACATACAATATAGGTGAATCAGTAAAGCTTGATTTAATAATCGAACTAGACTTCACAGAATTACCAGAAGTAGCAAGGCGCTATATAGCAATTAAATCTGCACGAGTATTCCAAGATCGTGTAGTAGGCTCAGACGCTTTACATGGCTTTACTATGCAAGATGAAGCTACTGCTTATTTTCAATTAAAAGATTTTGAACTAGATACTGAAGATTACAATATCATGGATAATTATGACGTATACCGAGTTCTTGATCGTACAGGATATGCGAGGTCTGTATAATGTCCTTAATCAGCCACTCCATTCCTAACCTTATTAATGGTGTATCACAGCAGCCCCCTTCTCTACGTTTGAAAACGCAAGCAGAAGTACAAGAGAATGGATTATCCTCTGTAGTAAAAGGATTAACAAAACGTCCAAGCTCACAACTAGTGGCAAACCTTGGTGATATACCTAATGTCGATAATGCTTTTATCCATGACATTCGTAGGGACGAGAATGAATACTATACTCTGATCATTACTGACTCAGATATTAAAGTTATAGATAAAGACGGTACTGAACGTACTGTTACGAACAACCAAGCAAGTTATCTGTCTGGCCTCACTAATCCTAGAGAAGAGCTAGCTGCTACTACTGTGGCTGATTATACATTCATACTAAATAAAAATGTTGTAACCAGCGAAGACACTGCCACCAGCCCCTCACGTTCTAAAGAGGCTTTGGTATATGTGAAGCAGGGTGATTACACCACAAATTACACAATCCACATCACTAAAGGTGGCACAAAGTATACTAGAACTATTGAGACTATGGGGTCTACTCAGCCTGATGATGCTACTGCTCGTACTGCTGAACGCTCAATCCAAACAGATCGTATCGCTGAGAATTTAATGTTCTCTAATGCCGTAGACGCAACTTATTATGGTGGCACTACGCCTGCTATGACTGTTCCTGGAGTAAACTTTGTTCAGTATGGTAACGTAATTCATGTACTAACCACAGATAACGCAGACTTTGAGATTGAGGTTGAGGACTCACGAGGCAATAACTCTATCTTTGCATTTAAAGATACCGCTGCCGACTTTAAGAAATTACCCCCTTCTGGTCCTGATGGTTATATTATTGGTGTAGTAGGCTCTAACGACAAAGGACAAGATGATTACTATGTACGCTTGGATTCTAACTCTACTGGCGGTCAAGTATGGAATGAAACATTAAAGCCTAGTGTCAAAACGAGTATTGATGCTGCCACTATGCCACATAAGCTTATTAGAAATGCTGATGGCACATTTACCTTTGATGTAGCAGATTACAAAGATAGGAAAGTGGGGGACGAGGAAACTAATCCATTCCCAAGCTTTATTGGCCTGCCCCTAGCTGATATATTCTTCCATAGAAATCGACTAGGTGTATTAGCTGACGAAAATGTAGTATTATCCGAAGCAGGTAAGTTCGATGAATTTAACTTCTTTAAACGAACTACTTTAACATTACTGGATACTGACCCTATTGATGCTGCTGTATCAAACAACAAGGTCTCTATCCTGAAACACGCTGTACCCTTTAATGAAAGCTTACTTCTATTCTCTGACCTAACTCAGTTTAGAATGACAGCCCAAGACTTACTAACACCTGAGACTGTAGCCATTGATGTTACAACTCAGTTTGAAGCTTCTTTAAAAGCCAAGCCTGTAGGTGCAGGGCGTTATGTATTCTTCGCTACTAACCGCAATGAGTGGTCTGGGATACGAGAATACTTTGTTGAGAGCGAAGCTAATGTAGATGATGCTGCTGATATTACAGCCCATGTACCAGAGTACATTCAAGGAACCATTAAGAAACTGGAAGCTAGTTCCAATGAGGATATTCTTCTGGCACTATCTACTGATGATCCAAAGGCGATCTATGTTTACTCTTACTACTGGCAAGGACAGCAGAAGTTACAATCAAGTTGGTCACGTTGGACTTTTGAGGGTAATGTACTCAACATAACTTTCAACAAATCGTACATAGATATACTGTTCCAGTACGATGTTGCACATGGATCAGGCTCTGTAGTTACGCTAGAGCGTGTAAACCTATCTACAGATGAAGCTGTTTCTATAACAGAACATAAGCATTCTGTGCATTTAGATCGTAGACAAATATGGGGCGCATTAGGTTCTCCAAACTTGCTACCAGATCCAACACCTATCAATGGCAGTGCTCTACTATATGTAACTAATCAAGGCGCTATAGTGTCTTACTCTGATGCTTTAGATATTGTGAATGAAGGAGGTACTGTAGCTGTAGGTGTGGCGTATAAATTTAAGTATCAGCTTTCTGAACAAATGCTAAAGAATGAGAACTCAGTTATTAAAGGACGTTTACAGTTACGGAACATGACAGTGACATTTAGTGACTCAGGTTACTTCATTACTAAGGTAAAACCTACGGCACGAGATGAAGTTGTTAATGAGTTCACTGCTATTACACTAGATTCTTCAAGCTCACTTTTAGATCAGGTATCAATACTGACAGGTGACTTTAGGTTCCCAGTATTATCCCAAGCTAAAGAAGTTAGAATTATAATTGAATCTGATAGCTTCTTACCTTGTTCTTTCCAGAGCATAGATTGGGAAGGTTATTTTGTATCGAGGGCTAGACAGGTATGATTCCACATTATCGTCCAGCCACTTTGGATGATGTGCATGAATTAGCCCCTAAAATGAGAAAGTCAGACGTTGAGGAGATAGAAGCAAGCTCTGGTGTAGAACCAGCTCAAGCTCTGTTTCTGTCTCTTCTCGCTGGTGCTGAGACTAATAGTATCATTGCCCAAGATGGCGAAGTTATAGGTATGTTTGGAGTAGTACCATCTGCTGATCCCCTAATTGGGATTCCGTGGATGCTTGCTTCAGACAGATTACCAGAAATTAAAAAAGAGTTCCTACCCCAATCACTAGAATGGGTGAAGGAAGTAAATAAGAAGTTTCCAATACTGCTTAATTACGTTGATAAGCGAAACAAGAAAGCAATCAGATGGCTACGCTATCTAGGCTTTAAGTTTCCTCAGTTGGTTGACGAGTTCGGTGTAGGAAGCAAACCATTTTATGAATTTGTGAGGATTAACTATGTGTGACCCAATAACGCTTAGTGCTATTGGTAGTGCTGCTTCCTCTGTTGCTACTGCTGTAGGAACTATGAGCGCAGGCACAGCGCTATCCATAGGTACTAGCGTAGCTAAGTTTGCTGCTGATGATCAATTAGCTAGAGAAACAAACAAGCGAAACGCTGCTCAACAATTACAGATTGGCGTAGCTCGTGATGATAAAATCTCTCAACAGAAATTATCTCAAAGCCAGCAAGAAGCTAAACTAGCTCAACAGAAAATAGACAACGATATAACTGCACTGGAACAGGCATCCACATCAGCCTTATCCGCAGGTGAATCTAATGTAGCTGGCAGGGTAGTAAATGCTGTTATGGCTAAGAATGAGCGTGATCGTTTAACTACCAATAATACGATTGATGCTGACCTTCAGACCTTGGCACTTCAAGGAACCCTTGATCGTAAGGGAATTGATGCAGAAGCCCTGAGCATGATTAACCAATATCAACCAGTAAGACGACCCAGTGTACTAGGTCTTGGTCTTGAAGCTGGCACTGATTATTACGACAGAGAGACTTAAATTATTATGGCAACTAAAAGAACGCCTGTACAAAGGTTGCGACCGCTAACACAGCAGAGTGTTATAGTTCGCCCAGTAAATACATATGTACAACCAGCGCCTGTCCAAGAGGGTGGGCTTAGAGAATTATCTAACTTCCTAAATAAAGTTGAACCAACGCTACAAGCTAAGTTTGACCGAGATAGGAAAGCAGAACAAGAAGCAGATAGACTTCGTGCTGTAGAAATAGCAAAGACTTCTACGGCTGCTTATGATGAACTGGTTGCAAACGGAACCATAGATCCAGCAGAAAGTCCTATATTCCGTTTCGCTTTTAACGAGACTAGGGGCGGTATAGCTGGCAATGAGTTTATACAATCAGTAAGTCAAGACTATGCACGATCAGGTTTAACTGAAGCAATAGACAGCTCTACGTTTAATGATTGGTACAATAAGTATTATGAAGATTATGTAGCCAATAACCAAGGTGTACTAGGACTGGAAGGTGCTTTCCCAAGCTTTGATAAAGTAGCTAACCAAGCTAGACAGAACTTATTGTCTCAACATATTGCAACTTCTAATAGCAACTTTGAGGAAGTTACAGACACCGCATATGCTAACTATATTTTCCACTCTGTTGCTAATGTTGATTTCGATGATCCTGATTCAGTAATTAACTATCAAACTACTTTAGCATTAAAGCAAGCAGACCTAGCCCAATCAGGCGGTATAAATTACAACTACAGTGCTCAAAACAAGAAAACTGTAGATGCTTTAATTGATTATTATGCACAAGCAGGGAATGACATAGATGGTCTTCAGAAAGCCTTACAAGCCACAAGTGGCGGTACAGGCAACCTAGCTGGTACTAGGTATGCTCAGGTTAAATTAGCAGAGACTCGTACAAAGTTTGCTGATGCTAGGTGGAAAGCAGAAGAGCGTAAGAGGAAAGAAATAACTTGGAATACTAAAACTACTTTAGACAACATTCACCAAGTATTTATGAATGCGTTTTCAAGGAATGAGCGTAGTGTGAATAAAATCATGATTGACGCTAGAGCAACGTATGGTGACGAAGTAGTTAATCAATGGTTACATTTTCACCCTACCTTAGCTGTAGACATGGAGGAGCTTAAAGAGAAGTTCGTAAGCAACTTTACAACTGAACCTATGTCTCTTGAGGCTCAAGCAAGAGTACAACAGCACATACTTGCTACCCCTGCTGAAAGGCAAATTCAAGAAGTAGTGAACTTAGTTACTAATAAACAAGTTACCGATAGTGCAACACTTAACAAACTAATGAATCTAGCTGTCTCTAACGCACAATACGTTGAACGAGGGGAAAGGCCAAGGGATGCTACTAAAGATCCTGTAGCAAGTACCTTTAGGCCAGGACTGTTCACAGGCTTTGCAGATAATTTTACAGACACAAAAGCAACTCGATTTACTTTATTTAAGACTGAGTATTTTGACTTGTATCACAGAAAAACACCAGATGGTTCTGGTTATATGTGGGATCAAATGACCCAAGCAGAAAAGTTCCAAAAATTAGTTGAGATCATGGAACGTGCTAAACAGATTGAAAGCATTGTAAATGCGGATGGCTCTAAAATGCCATTTAGAGAGCGTCAGGAGTTTATGAATCCTGATAACCCGATCCCCTTACAGCCAAAGCCAACTATGGAAACATTAACAAACATGCCTTAACACGGAGATAAATTGTGGCTGATATTATTGATGATCTACAACGAGTTGTGGACGATCCAGAGAATAGCCTAGAGGAAGCTCTGCAACAGGAACTAGACGAAATGCAATTAATGCAGGAGCTAGAAGCTGAAGCGCAGAGCTTATCCCAACAACAACCTATTACTCCTCCACCTGAACAAACTGTTGCGACAGTAGGTGAGGAAAAAGAAACAACTACAGAAATTCCTGAACAAGCTGGAGAGACAGTCCAAGAAGAAGACCCTAATTACGGCATCTTGAAGCACATTGCAGAAACACCTGAAGGCGTAATTTTTGGTGCTAGCAAAGCTTTAGGACAAACTAATAAATTAGTTAATAATCTTTCTGGAGGTCTATATTACGCTGCTGATGATTTATTCCAAAAGTATGTACATAATTCAGGTTATTTACACTTTACTGATAGTACGATGTACTGGACTAAGAATAAATCTCCCTACGATGCAGAGGGTAATGTAATAGCATCTGAATTACCTGACGACGCTGTACAAGTATTCAATTTAGAGACAGCAACAGCTAATATAGTAGGAGGGCTGTCTCAGTTTGCTTCTGGTCTACTTATGACTCGTGGCGCTGGGAAAGCCGCAGGCGTAAAGAACCTAAACAGTGGAACAAGCCTTGCTGCACAAGGTATCATTGGTGAGCAAATTGCTTTTGATCCTTATGAAGCACGTTTGTCAGATCTAGTTCAAGACTTCCCAAGTCTGCAAAATCCGATAACTGAATACTTACAATCTGACCCCGAAGACACAGAAGCTGAAGCTCGTTTTAAGATGGCTATAGAAGCTCTGGGTATGGAAGGTGCAGGTATGGGCCTTTTCGCTACTGTTAAGGTTGTAAACGCATATCGCAAAGGTCTCAAAGCAGATCCTACAGATATTGAGGCTTTAGAGAAGTTCATTGAAGAAGCAGGCGCTAAAGTAGGTGTCAGTCTAGATGAACTTGAAGCTAAGATGCTGAAAGCGTCCCGAGCGCAGACTAAACTACAGCAAACCTACAAGCGTATTGATGCTAATAAGGCTGTTTTAAGTCCTGCTACTATTGCCGCAGCTAAACAATCAGCTCGTGTTGAAGCAGAAGCTGGCACTAAAAAAGCTGTAGGTGATACTGAGTTTGATCAGATAGGTCAGGAAACTGGCTATGGCGTACACAAGACTAATAAACAGTTAATACGCCAAGCTGATGATGTTATTGCAGAACACTTTGACGATGTAGCTTCTGTAAAAGAAAATCTGCAAGCACTAGACCTTGCTTATCCCAATGCTCATGAAAAGGACATTGTATACACTGCTATGGGCCGTGTACTACAAATGACTTCTAAAAACTTTGCAGTTGCTTCCCAAAACTGGCGGATTATCCGCGCAGAGAACGAAGCTAAAATTAGGAAGATTGCTGAACGCCAAGACCTTACTGAAGCTGATAAAGTTACTCTACTTAAAGAGTTGCAGATTCAGTTCGAGAAAGACCAGAAGATTTACCACGATGTGCAGCTAGACTACCTAAGCTCTGTTTATGCTTTTCGAGGTGCAGGAAAATCACTGGGCCGCGCAGTTCAGGTGTCCAAGTTGTTCCAGAACTTTAATGTTCCTGAATATGCAGTACAACGCCACTTTGATGAATTACTAGATAACTTACCTAGTGATAAGGCGCGTAACAGCTTTGTAAATCGCTCGGCTGCTTATATGCTGCGTGTTGGTAGTAAGTCTCTTAAAGCACTAGATGAAATATTTATAACAAGTATCCTATCTGGCTTTAAGACACACGTTATCAACCCTACTTCTAACGCTGCCAAAGCTATTGCTGTACCAACGGAGCGTTTAGCGGCTGCTGGTTTACGTCTATCTGTAGGTGATACACAAGGCGCTAAGGAAACTTGGCAAGCTGGTGTGGATCAGTTCATAGGTATGCGATACGCTTTATCCAGTTCGTGGAACTATGCTGGCAAAGCCTACAAGATAGGCCAAGCACAACTAGATAATCATCATACTTATGAAGATCAGGGTAAAGCTGTTATCGGTAAAGATTTAGCCTTTGATAAGAATACCCTTGAAAACTTAGGTACATGGATGAAGGAAAATCCTACAGGTACTATGGTTGACTTGTTTGGCACTACTATTCGCGCAGTGTCTACTCGTGCGCTTACAATGGAAGACGAGTTCTTCAAGCAGTTAAACTTCCAAGGCCAAGTTTATTCTTTAGCTAGACGAGATTTAAGAAAATCTGCAAAAGAAAAGGGCTTAAAAGGTGAAGAGCTAGAGTCGTTCTTACACACAGAGGCAGAAAAAGCAGTTGATTTTGCAGTCAAAGAGCAATTCAGAGTAGCTAATGGCACTCTTAGTAAAAATGCCAGAAAGTCTCCTTATGGGGAAGATGCTTTACAATACGCTCAAGAAGGTACTTTCACTCAGCAATTAGGTACTGGTTCTCAGTCATTCCAAAATATGGTTGAGAAAGTTCCTTTAATGCGTCAGATATTCCCATTTGTCCGTACACCTTTAAATCTACACTCAGACCTTATCCAACGTAGTCCTTTGGCTTTTGCTAGTGGACGTTGGAGAGAAGATATGGCGGCTGGTGGTGAGCGTTCAGCTCTAGCAATGGTACGCTATGCCTACGGCACTGCTATCATGGCTTCATGGTTGACTCAATCCACTGAGAGTGGCTGGGAATTTGATGATGGTAGTGAGTATGGTGAGTACCAAATGAGAGGGGCAGGGCCTACAAATGTTGGTGAACGTCAGAATATGCAAGAGGTTGGTGGGATAATTTATGGATCTATACTAACCCCCGATGGTCAACAGTATCAAATATCCCGTGCCGATCCGTTCTCTTCTCAGTTAGAAATGGTTGGTCTTATCCAAGAGTTCACTCGTGCTGGTAAGTTTGAAGAAGCAGAGGAAGTATATGTAGCTGCTGCTTTGGGCCTTGCTAATATGATGGCTAATGAAACCTATGGTACTTCTGTACGTCAGCTTATGTACTCTATGCAATCTGAAGCAGGTTTTGAAAAATTCTTGAAGGGTCGCACAGGACAGATAGTCCCAATGTCAGGTATGCTTGGAACTATTTCTGCGTATAATGACCCTTACCAAAGGGAATCGCGAACCTACCTAGATGCTATAAAGTCAAAAATTCCTGGTATTAGACAGGATGTACCCCCTCGTTATAACATTTTAGGTGAACCAATACCTAAGACTAACTACGCCACAGCAGGTGTATTCCCTGAGTTTATCGAAGATATGGCTAGTCCAATTATGACAGGTAAGGTTAAAACTGATCCAGTAAGCGTAGCTTTCCAAAACCAAGGGATAACTGTAACAAAACAGTCTCCTAAAATAGCTGGGGGATTGGTTGATATGCATTCCCCTGAGTTTAGGACTAGTCCTACAGGTAAACCACTATATCCAGATAATCGTTCAGCGTATGACCAATTTAACTTTATACTTGGTAACACTGGCCTAGAGAAATTTGGAGGTAAGACCTTACGAGAAGCTTTGCATGAAGCTGTAACTACTCGTAGGTATGAGTATGCTGGTGCAACGCCAAACATTAAAATTAGGCTGAGTACAGGCGACAGAAAATTTGTAGAGTTCAAAGGGAAAAAAGACGCGATTCTTAGAGCTATCATTCAAGAAGCCAAGGATGAAGCTTTGCAGCGAGTTATTGCTGATAACCCAAAGCTAGCGCTTGCTGTACAGCACGTAGAAGCAGCAGGCGACATGGCAATGTCTCCCGAAGGACAAAAGCTAATTGAAGTATACAATGAGCTTAATGCCCCATTAACAGGAAATTAATTATGGCTTATGCAATATTGAAAATAGTTTCGGATGGTAACCCAAACATCCCTTTCGATTTTTCTTACTTAGATGACAGTGAGCTTACAGTCGAAATTAATGGCACAGAAAGTTCGGCTTGGAGCTTATCATCCGCAAACATAGTAACACTAAACGAGGCCCCTGAATTGGGGTCTCTTGTTACTGTCAAACGTAATACAAACCTTACAGATCCTATTGTTAGCTTTAGCTCTGCTTCTTTATTGAGAGCAGAAGACTTGGATCTAGCAGCAAGACAAGTTTTACAAGCTGCACAAGAAGCTAAAGACGTATCAGATTTTTCTTTGTCAGAAGGTGCTGATGCTAATTTTAATGGTAAAACCAAGCGCATTACCAACCTATCTGAACCTGTCAACGATTCAGATGCCGCTACTATGGGCTATGCTAAAGGCACTCGTGACCAGATTATTTCGGTAACCGATGAAATATTAGCAGCCGCAGCTCAAGCAAGTATTGATACAAATGATGTTTCGCAGATCCGTGATGAACTGTACAACTTAACTACTGAACTTGTTGCATTACCTTATGGGCAAACAGGTACTGTAGTCTACGATGCTAACACAGGTGTACTAACCTTCTCACTATCTGAAGGCCCACAAGGCCCAATAGGTGAGCAAGGTCCATCAGGTGCTACAGGTCCAGCAGGTCCCACAGGTCCTCAAGGCGTTATTGGCCCAAGAGGTCCTATTGGCCCCACAGGTGATACAGGCCCAGCAGGCCCTACAGGCATTCAAGGTGTCGATGGTGCTCAAGGCCCTAGAGGTGAGACAGGTCCAGTAGGACCAACTGGTTTACAAGGTGTGACAGGTGACCAAGGTCCACAGGGTATAGCAGGCGAAACAGGTCCCATAGGTCCTCAAGGTGAAGTAGGTCTTCAAGGTTCTACAGGCGCTCAAGGTCAAATAGGCCCCACAGGTGATACAGGTCCTCAAGGTCCTCAAGGTAATGCAGGTCCTTTAGGTCCTACAGGTCCTCAAGGTACTAAGGGTGATACTGGCGACACTGGTCCTACCGGCCCAACTGGGGCACAAGGACCCCAAGGCGCTACAGGTGATCAAGGTCCTCAAGGTACTTCTGGAGCCACAGGTGCTCAAGGTCCTACAGGTAGCGCAGGTCCATTAGGTCCAACTGGGCCACAGGGCGAGAAAGGCGATACAGGCGATACAGGTCCTCAAGGTCCAGTAGGCTCTCAAGGTCCTATAGGTACTACAGGTTCTCAAGGTCCTATTGGTGCAACTGGCCCAACAGGCCCACAAGGTCCGCAGGGTATCCAAGGGGATTTAGGTAATAAAGGACCTGATGGTGACCAAGGTCCAGTAGGTCCAACAGGCTCTACAGGTAGCCAAGGTCCAATGGGTACAAGCCCACTTGGTTTATCATTTGGACGTTTTGTTTTGAACGCATCTACAGGTGCTCTTTCTGTAGAATATTATGGTGACGCTGATGACCAAGATTTTTCAATTAATTCAGATGGCGAATTGGAGGTAACTATCTAATGCCAACATTAAATTTAGGTAAGGTACGTTTTGCACTCCAAGGAACATGGAGTTCGACACAAGCCTATGAAGTATTTGACGCAGTGGAGTATCAAGGCTCCACTTATGTAGCCATTCAAGCATCTTCTGCTGGTACTATCCCAAGCGCTCAAGCTACTATCTGGCAACTGATTGCCGAGAAAGGCGATACAGGTGCTGCTGGGGCGACAGGGGCGACTGGGCCACAGGGTTCTACGGGATCAACTGGAGCCACAGGTCCACAGGGTCCTGCTGGTGCAACTGGCCCTCAAGGTGCGGATGGCGATGAAGGCCCTACTGGTCCTACTGGTCCACAAGGATCTACAGGCTCAACTGGTGCAACTGGCCCTCAAGGGGCAGAAGGTGACGAAGGGCCTGCTGGTCCTACAGGTCCCCAAGGCCCCCAAGGTTTAACAGGCGCAACAGGTGCGACTGGAGCAGAAGGCGATGAAGGACCCACAGGTCCTACAGGCCCACAAGGAGCTACAGGCCCAACTGGTCCTACAGGTCCCCAAGGTCCTCAAGGGGATGACGGACCAACTGGTTCGACAGGTGCTCAAGGCCCTGAAGGTGATGAAGGTCCTCAAGGTGCAATAGGACCCATAGGCGCTACAGGTCCTCAAGGCGCTACAGGTCCTCAAGGTGCTACAGGTCCTCAAGGCGCTACAGGTTCGACAGGTTCCCAAGGCCCTGCTGGTGCAGATGGAGATGATGGAGCAGAAGGTCCTACAGGTCCCCAAGGTCCTACAGGGAATACTGGAGCTACTGGTTCAACTGGTCCCCAAGGTCCCCAAGGTCCTACAGGCCCAGAAGGAGACACAGGTCCTACAGGTCCAGCAGGTCCACAAGGCTCTACAGGTCCTCAAGGTAATACTGGTAATACTGGAGCTATAGGTCCACAAGGTCCTACAGGAAATACTGGGGCTACAGGTTCGACAGGTCCCCAAGGTCCAACTGGTCCTCAAGGCGCTACAGGTCCCCAAGGTGCTGTTGGGGCTACGTTCTCTGTCTCTGGTGGTGTTCTTTATATCACTACATAGGAGGCTATGAATGACAACAATCAACTTAAACAATATTAATGAAGTGCAGTTCAATGGTTCATCCGTTGACGAACTTAAGCTCGACAATGTTACTATTTGGGAAGGTGGGTTTGAACTTACCATTAGTAGTAATGTGCAGAATCTAAATCTGCGTAGTACCTGTATAAACAATGGATGGAATGGCTCTAGTGCTGTTACTGTAACTATCGGATCAGGTAAATATATCTGGTCTGATAGTACATCCCTACCAGCATTAGATATGGGCGGCTCCTTTCCTGGAGGTGTTACATTGGTAAACAATGGTTACATCATGGGTAAAGGTGGCCGAGGTCAAATATATGCAAATGGTACAGGAGAAAGAGGTACTTGGATAACAACCCCTGCTGAAACTTACTTTAGTTCCGCAGACGCAGCTACAGACGGAGGCACTGCGATTAAACTCACTGGAAATATGACTATTGATACCAGAAATGGCTATATAGGTGGTGGAGGTGGCGGTGGTGCTGGTCACTTAGCTGGCGGTGGTGCTGGTGGAGGTGAAGGTGGTAAGTACAAAAACAACGAACCTTACACTTCAGGCTCTGACGGGAATGCAGGTAACGAGCATATGACAGATCAATGCCCTGTGCCTTCCGTTGGTAACAAACCTTCACAATCTTGGAAGTATGGTAATAGTGAAGTCCCTAACTATGGAACTAACTACGTTCAACTACCAGTACAAACAGGTGCAGGTGGTTCAGGCGGTGTCATGAGTTCCACACAACCATTCACAGTCTAATTAAGGAGTATAATTATGGGCGGTTCAACACCAGACCATTACACGAAATGGCAGATTGTACATGGCTACGCTGGTGGCAGAAAAATGCCAGGAACAGATGGAAGTGAGACAAATAATGGGAGACTTTCTAATAGAGCAGGTTTTTGTTATTTAAATACTAGCACAAACACTCCATACTCCTCTACATCAGGCGGTATAGTATTTTATCAAGATCACAGATTTTGTTATCCTGGAGCTGCTGGATCAGCAGTAGGATATGATTCTGTTGATAATTTTGTGCAGCGTATTAACTATCATCAGTCTGATAGCTGGGCGCAAACTAATGGTTATATCACTGTTGAAACAAGTGGTGGCACTACGTGGTACAGATACGATTATACCCAACTGAAGGCGGATCATATAACCCCTTACAAATCTAACAATAACGCATGGTGGAAGTATGGGTCTAACGATTATGATTGGCAGTATTGGGCAACCTGTAGTGGAGGGGGCTGGGGTGCTCGTGGTGGTAACGCATACAGATTACTTATAGCAAATCCTACCAGCCAGGGCTACTCATCAGGGACGCGTTTTTCATACGTCCAGTCTGGAGGCCAAGGAGGAAAGGCTGTTCAGACTAATGGACACTCTGTCACTTTTGTCGGCGGTTTAAATACTAGTAGAACAATGGGGGCAGTAGGCTAATGAAAGTTACATTAGAATTTTTTAAAGATATGGGAGCCTGTGAGGGTTCTTTGGCTGCTATTACACATTGGTTTGAAATGAATGGCATTACTGAGGGGGATTATGGTGAGTTAAGTGTTGCATTTAAAGCTGATGCTAATCGTGAGTACCTTGAAACCTTTATTGATGAATATGACGAAGATGGTCATAATACTATCCAAGGCTGGTATGATTGGGCTGACGAATTACCTACGCGATTAGAAGCAATTACTTACTTTAATGACCACACTATTGAAGAGTATCACTGCATTGATGGTAAAGTGTTTGATAATGAAGCAGATGCTAGAGAATACACAGATAGCCTAACTCATGCTGAATTACAAAATTTAAACACGTTTATTCAGACAGGTTCTATAACCACAGATGATGAAGGTAATGAAACAATTAGAAGCTTTCACCCTGATAATTTGGACCACAATGCTGATGAAGATGAATATTTTTTGTACGATCCAGACACAAATATGCAAAATAGGACATCAAGCCCTACGATGGTTGCATTAGGCGTAGCTCAAATAAAAGATACGCAAAAAAGGTTATTAGGGATTGCCCCTGTAACTGCTAAAATTGTCGATGAAAGTGGAAAGTACGTTTATTGGAAAGCAGTATGATTACTAAAGAAAATTTATTTCAATATGAAACTGAATTATACGGAACTCCGATATACTTAAAAGACTTTGAAAGTATTGTTTATCGTGATGATCAAGGGGCGGTGACTGAAGAGAAGCCTCAAGATGGCGATACGCCTTACTTTAAAAACCCTTTAGGTGATTATTGGATTCGTATTAAGGAGAAAACAGAGGATTAACCAATGTCCACAATGTCAGATTATGATGCTGGGCGGTTAGTCGCTCTCGTTGAACAATTATCACAACAACTTAGAGAACACCAAAAAACTACCGACCAGCTTACAGCTCGTGTCAACGACCTAGAAAAGCAACTAGTCAAAGGCAAAGGCTTCTTAGCTGGAGCTATGCTTTTGAGTATGGGTTTAGGGGGCGTAGGTACGTCTGTACTTGGTAGGTGGTTAGGTTCCTAAATAACCAAAGGAAAATTTATGTCTTCACTCAATCCTTTCGCTGGGATTGCTGAGGGAGTTATGAATGGTCTGGACGATTTATTTACGTCCGATGAAGAGAAAGCTGCGGCACGTTTCCGAATGGAAGAGATGCTTCAGAAGCCTCACATCCTCCAAGCCATGATCAACATAGAAGAGGCTAAACACCGATCTGTGTGGGTCGCTGGCTGGAGACCAGCTATAGGGTGGGTATCGGCTATTGGTCTTGCGTACCAATTCCTGATCCTGCCCTTCGCTGGATTGATTAACTCTTTCCTTACAATTCCTGTCGAGCTGCCAGCTATCCAAGCTGCGGAGCTTATGACTTTAACTTTATCCTTATTAGGTCTTGGAGGTCTAAGGACTTACGAGAAAATAAAAGGGAAAACAGTATGATAAACCCTGATTATAGAATGATCGAAGACTTTGTTCTCGACCTTGAGAAAGGTTATGTAGACCACCCCAAAGATAATGGTGGGGAGACAAAGTTTGGTATCTCAAAGAAATCCTACCCAAACGAAGATATACCAAACCTAACACTAGAAAGAGCAAGAGAACTATATAAGCGAGACTACTGGGATAAAATCAAGGGTGACCATGTTCCTACTCCAGTAGCTCTAATGTTTTTTGATCTTGCTATTAACTCTGGTGTGAGTGGTGCTACAAAAATGATACAAAAAGCTGTAGGCGCTAAGGTTGATGGTAAGGTAGGTGACGAAACCATTAAAGCTATTGAGAATGCTTGGGTAGATAATGGCGATACCCTGCTAGACACGCTCACAGAAAAACGCATGGACTTATATATGAACCATGAAGATTGGGAAGATTTTAAAAATGGGTGGACAACGCGAGCAGAAGAAACTCGTAATGCTGCTTACAATATATCTACATTTGAAAAGAAAGAGATGGAACTTGTTCCTAAAAACTCTCCTGAAAAGAAAGAGATAACAACTTTCGGAAAGGCATTCCAAACAGCTCGTGCGGATGGAAAAAAAGTATTCACTTACAAAGGTAAGAAATACACAACAGAACTCAAAACTGGGTAAAACGTAATGGAAAAAACACTCCTAGATTTGCTTCATGATGCCACGGCCAAGGAACTATTAGGCCGAGTGCAATCTGGCGAAGCTTCAGCATCTGAGTTGTCCGTTGCTGTAAAATTTCTTAAAGACAATAATGCAACCCTTGACGTAGTAACTGCTGAATCCCCCTTGGGAAATCTTTTGGAGAAACTTCCATTTGAATATTCTGAGAAAATTCAGTGAGGATTTATGGCAAAGCGCCAAATACGCAAGGATCGTCCTAAGAAACAGCGTCACAATGAAGATAAAATTCTGAATAGACCTGAAGTAACTTATCACCCCAAGACACAATCACAAGCTGAACTCTACTATGACCTAGATCATGAGAGCTTAGTGGTGGCTTTAGGCCCTGCTGGTACTGGTAAAACCTATACCTGCTGCATGAAAGCCGCCTCGTGGTTGTCTAAAGGGCAAATAAACAAAATTATCCTTACAAGAGCCAACGTACCTACAGGTAAATCTTTAGGTGCAGTTCCAGGAACGCTAGAAGAGAAGCTTATTCCTTGGATGTTACCTATGACAGACGTATTACGTTATGGTCTGGGTAATGGATTCTATGAATATCTGGTTAAAAACCAACAGATAGAGACAGTCTCCATTGAGACTATCCGAGGACGTAGCTTTAAAGACGCTATAGTTCTCGTAGATGAAGCCCAACAGCTTACAATAGACGAAGTTAAAGCTATCACCACTCGTATTGGGGAGGGTAGCGTACTCGTCCTCATGGGTGACCCTAAGCAATCAGACCTGCGTACACGATCTGGACTAATGCAGTTCGTAGACCTTGTAGAGAAACACTCGCCTGATGGCTGCTCAGTCACCACGTTTGACCTGAACGACATAGTTCGGTCCGACACCTGCGCTCAAATGGTAAGGATGTTCTACAAAGAAGGCATTTAATGAATATCCCTGAACCTTTGCATGACTTTCGTAACTTCATGTATCTGGTCTGGAAGCACTTAAACTTACCAGACCCAACTCCAGTACAGTATGACATTGCTGACTTCCTACAAAATGGACCAAGACGAACCATAACAGAAGCGTTCCGTGGTGTCGGCAAGTCATACGTTACCTGTGCGTTTGTAGTACACCAACTACTCCTAGATCCTGAAAAGAAATTCATGGTGGTCTCAGCATCTAAGTCTCGTGCAGATGATTTCTCTACCTTTACACAGAGGATCATCCTTGAGCTTCCTATATGTCAACACCTAGTAGCTAGGGGCGACCAGAGGTGGTCTAAAATCGCCTTTGACGTTGCTCCAGCTAAGGCCAGTGGTTCGCCCTCAGTTAAGTCTGTGGGCATCACAGGGCAGCTTACAGGCTCTCGTGCAGACATTATCATTGCTGATGACATAGAAGTACCCAACAACTCCATGACACAGATGATGCGAGAGAAACTCTCTGAGGCTGTTAAGGAATTTGATGCGGTACTAAAACCTGATGGACGTATCATCTACCTTGGTACTCCTCAGTGCGAAATGTCCTTGTACAATACGCTAACTGAGCGTGGCTATGACATGAGAATCTGGCCTGCTCGTTATCCTACACTAGAGAAAATAGAGAAGAGCTATGGTTCACGCCTAGCACCCATGCTTTACGAAAAGATTGAGTATGATGAAAGCCTACAAGGTACACCTACAGACCCTGATCGCTTTGATGAAGAGGATCTGATTGAACGTGAGCTGTCTTATGGACGCTCTGGGTTTGCTTTGCAGTTTATGCTGGATACTTCTCTCTCCGATGCAAACAGATACCCACTCAGACTTAGGGATCTTATGGTTATGTCGTGTGATTCTGACAAAGGCCCTGAGAAGCCTCTGTATGGCATCATGAAGCCCCTTACAGACCTGCCTAATGTTGGCCTTAGTGGTGATCGTTACTACGCACCAGAGGAGCTTCTAGGAGCTTACAGAGACTATGACGGATCTGTACTTGCAATAGACCCTTCTGGTCGTGGTGCTGACGAAACTGGCTATGCTGTAGTCAAAATGCTGGCTGGTTATCTCTATCTTGTAGAAGCAGGCGGTATAGATGGTGGTTATGACCAAAAGACACTCCAAACACTAGCCGATATAGCTAAAAAGCATAAGGTTAATACTGTTTTGATAGAGAGTAACTTTGGTGATGGCATGTTCTCAGAGCTATTCAAGCCATACATACAGCGTACTTACCCTGTAAGCATGGAAGAGGTTAGGCATAGCAAGCAGAAAGAGCTTCGTATCATTGATACACTTGAGCCTGTTATGAACCAGCACAAGCTAATCATAGATCCTGAAGTAATCCGCAACGATTATGAGAGTGTACAACATCATCCCCCTGAGAAAGCTCAAAGATATATGCTAACTTACCAAATGACTCGCATAACAAAGGACCGAGGGTCCCTTGCACATGACGATAGATTGGATGTGGTAGCTATGGCTGTCCAGTATTGGGTCGAACAGATGGCTGCGGATGCAGACCAGATCATGGAAGACAACAAACAGGCTATACTTGAGGCTGAGTTAGAGAAGTTCTTAGGTGGTATTAATACGCTTAGTCCAAAAAGTAATAAGGATATATGGTTCTAAAGTTGCACTATCGGAGGGTCCCCCCCGGGTTACTATAGTATATAGTTAAGTAGTGCTCTAATTCCTACTCCTTACACCTACTTATAAGAGTATATAGTTAAATAGTGCTCTAATTCCTCCTCCTTACACCTACTTATAAGAGTAGAAAGGAGGAGGCTTATTTTCACAGAAAAATCTGAGAGGGTATACCATATGGGGCACGGAGGGTTTCCCCCCTTGGCAGCCCTGGAAATGATAATCATTCGCATTTAATAGGGGACGGGGGCACTAAGGCCACACAAAAGGCCACCAAAGGCTTTTATTGTGCGTATATAAAGGGGCTACCAGAGACTTTAAATGGCTTGTGCTTTTATATGCGTATGAAATGGGGACGCCGGAGTTCGAGGACTACAGCCAGAACTCCTCCAGCAACAGCGTCCTGACGCTGATCAAGAAGGTTCAGGGGGAGACGAAGATCGCCATCGACGAGTCCATCCACGACGAGAACAACG